GCGTGCTGAAGTTCATCGACCACAAGACCTCGGGCAGTTTCGAGCCCCAGGAGACGCTAGAGCGCAACCCCCAGTTCAGGTTCTATGCGCTGATGCAGTTCCTGGCGGCCGGGCACGGTGAGCCCGTGCCGGGGATGGAGCTGCGGCCTGGCCGGCCGGTGGTGCAGGGCGGCATCATGAACACGCTGCGCCGGGTGAAGCGCTCGGGCTCCAGCAAGCCGCCCTACTACCAGCGCGCTGAAGTGGACTTCAACCTTGATGTGATGGCCTCCACCCTGGCCCGGGTCCTCCAGGTGGCCATGGAGATCAAGCTGGCCCGGGACCGCCTCGACTCCGGCTACCAGGCCAGTGGCGGGGACCTGCTGCAGATCAACGCCATCCAGCGAACCTGCCTGCGGCCGAACCCCATCGACGGTGACTGCGACTGGCGCTGCCCGGCAGCGGGCGGCCTGTGCATGGCGATGGATGACGGCAGCGACTGGCCGTCCATTCTTGTCAGCAGCGGGCGGTATGTTCGCCAGGACCCATATTCGAGGTACGCCGACGATCCGCTGCGGTCGATCCGTGAGAAGATAGCGAGCCCGTGACGTGGTTGGTGTGGACGCTGGTTGGGTGCGCGGTCCTTCTTGCGGTGGCCGTGCTCGCGTTGTCGGTACTGGAAGGTAAGCTGGCAGAGCGAGACCAGGGAGAAGATAACGGCGATGACATACCCGCAGGTGATGTACCCCCAAGTACAGCCCAACGGCTACCAGCCGCCAAGGCCGCTGTGGCAGGGGCTGTCGTTCCTCGTCCACGGTGAGGCCAAGTCGGGCAAGAGCACCCAGGGCGCGTATGTGCCCGCGCCCCGGGTCGTGCTCGATGCCGAGTCCGGGTCCTTCTGGGCTCCGGGCCGCAAGATCCGCTGGGAGCCGATGCGCGAGAGCGTCCCAGACCCCGGCCGCCACCTGACGGCTGGCTACGGGCAGCCCTCGATCACGCCGGCCTGGGAAAGTGCCATGGTCAGGGTCCACGACGTAGCGGTTGCCCAGCGTGTCTACGACGTGCTGAACAGCGGCCGGCACCCGTTCAACGGCTGCACGATGGACAGCCTGACCGAGGTCCAGCAGCGCATGATGGACAGCCTGGCCGGCACACAGCAGCTCACCCAGAACCAGTGGGGCAGCCTGCTGCGCAACGTCAACCGGATGATCAGGCAGTACCGCGACCTGATCACCAACCCCGTCAAGCCGCTGGCGGGCATCTGCTTCATCTGCGGCACCCACATGTACAACGGGAAGTGGCGTCCGCTGCTCCAGGGCGGTGGCCGGGACTTCATCCCCTACTACGTGGACGTGCTCGGCTACGTAGCCGCGATGCAGGACGGTTCGCGGCACATGCTGGTCGGCCCGCACCCGCTGTACGAGACCGGCGAGAGGGTCGGTGGCCGGCTGCCCTACTCGATGCCCCTGGAGGGATACGGATACTCCGGCTGGAATCTCCAGAAGATGATCATGACCGTTAACCAGGCAGTCCAAGCAGGAGGATGATCATGGGTTACCCGCCCTACAACCAGCCACCCGGCCAGCCGTTTGGCGGTGGCTACCCGCCACAGCAGGGGTACGGCCAGCCGCAGGCTCCCCAGCCGTTCGCCCAGCCGCAGTACCAGCAGCAGCCGCAGCAGGGATATGGCCAGCAGCCGTTCGCCCCCGCTGGCGACGGCGGCTACAACTTCGCCCAGCTCTACGGCGAGGCCGACCTGACCGCTGGCAGCCTGCTGGAGAAGGGCCGCTACCTGGCCAAGCCGGAGACTGCTGAGTTCGGCCGCAGCAAGGACGGCACCAAGGGCCAGTGGACCGTGTCCTTCCGCACCCTGACCGGTGTCAACAAGAACCCGCAGGGTCCGGGCAACGGTGCCAAGCTCACCACCAACCTTTCGATCTCGCCCAAGAAGAACGACGGCGGGGACAACAAGGCCGGCCTGGGCATCATGTTCAAGCAGCTCCACGCGCTCGGCATCCCGGTCGGGCCGCCGCTGGACCCCACCCAGCAGCCGTTCTGGGTGCTCGGGATGAACGAGCAGATGGTGGCCGCCGAGATCGTGCGGCAGGGCCGCGTGGTCGAACTGACGGTGACGCAGAACGAGTGGCCCGAGGGCTCCGGCCAGTACAACAACAAGATCGCCCGCATCGACCCGGTTGACGGCCAGGCCGCAACTCCGGTGCAGGGCTTCGGTGGCCCGCAGGGCGCACCGCCCCAGCCTGGCTACCCGCCGCAGGCCCCGCCGCAGCAGGCCCCGCCGCAGCAGTTCGAGGGCCAGGGGTACGGGCAGCCGCAGCAGGCCCCAGGGCCGTTTCAGAGCCCCGGGTTCGGGCAGCCTGGCCAGGTGCCGCCTCCGGGCGCGCAGTCCTTTCCTGGAGGCCCTGGAGTACCTGGACAGGCAGCTCCAGGCATGGGCCAGGCTGCGCCTGGCGGTCCCGTCCCCGGTGTTCCGCCCTACGCCCAGCCCGCACAGCCAGGGCAGCCGGGGCTAGATCAGTTCACCCCGCAGGGCCAGGGAATCCAGCCGGGCACGGTGCCGGGGCACGACCAGCAGGGGGTGCCGATGCCGCCGTTCAACCAGGCCCAGCAGGGCATGCCGCCGCAGGGCCAGCCGGGGCAGCAGTATCCGCCGCAGGGCGGTGCCCCAGAGGTCCCGCCCTGGGCCTGACCACAACTCCATAGACGTGCCTGGCCTGGCGCAGTACCTGGTGAGGTAGCCAACTTTGCAACCGGGTGTTGCTCAGTGGGGCACCACACGCAACTAGCAGGCTGAAGCTGGGTTAACGCCAGGCCAGGCACCCGCAGAGGACCCCCGCAGAGGCTTGCGGGGGTTCTTTGTGTTGACACGGAATAGACTGGTAAGGCACTGTGTTGACGCAGATGTTCGGCAAAGTGTCGGACCAGAGGGAGACGATAACAAGATGACGAACGTACAGCTCACCGCACGTAACGCAAGCGCTGTGGACCTGGTGAACATCCTCCAGGAGCAGCAGGCCGAGAAGCTGGACGTGGTGGCTCCCGCCGCCAAGTTCCGCAGCCGTGGCGGCCTCATCCAGGTCAGCAACACCGTGGCGCAGATCACCGAGGACGGCGTGACCGGCGGTGCCGGGTTCTACCAGCCCACGGAGATCTTCGACCGTGGCCTGGCGGACAAGCTCGGCATCGGGCAGACCTACATGCGCAAGATGCGCGATGCGGGCCGCACCGACCTGATCGACGGCAACGTGAACGGCTGGCTCCACGGCCGCACCAAGGACGGCGGCCAGACCGTGGTCCACGCCCCTGATGACCGCAACTTCATGCTGCGGCTGTTCCGGGGAGACGCCACCGAGGACAAGCCGGGCGTGGCCCGTGCGCTGCTGTCCGACCGGTACGCGCTGTCGATGGACAACCTCGACATCCTGACCGCCGTGAACGCGGGCATCCAGCAGGCGGGCGTGCAGCCGGTCGTGCGGGTCACCGACCTGAGCGAGCAGCGCATGCGTGTCCGGTTCGAGTTCCCCGACGTGAACACGACCAGTGAGGCGCTGCTCGGCGGGTACAAGAGCCCCTTCGAGGGCGGCCGGGTCAGCCGGGCGGGCCGGATCGACTGGGAAGCGCTGCGCCGCCAGTACGGCGCGCACCACATCTTCAACGAGACGGACGCGCCCGTGCTGTTCTTCGGGTTCGACCTGACCAACTCCGAGACCGGTGGCGGTGCCTACCAGCTCATCCCGTTCATCATGATGGTGCGCTGCACCAACGGCTGGACGATGCCGAAGCAGGGCGTGCGCAAGATCCACCGTGGCGCGCTGCTGTCCGAGGGCCTGGTGTCCCCGAGCATCGAGACCGTGCGGCTGGCGGGCAAGCTCGTGACGTCCGAGACCAAGGACACCGTGCAGGCGTGGCTGAAGGACGGCTACCTGCAGAACCTGGTCAGCGGCCTGGAGGGCAAGGCGGTCACCCCCGTGGTCTCCGCTACCGAGGTCGTGCCGGCCGTCTGCCAGTCCCTGGGCTTCACCGAGGACGAGCGCAAGGGCGTGCTGGACCTGTTCATCCTGAGCGGCCAGCCGACCGCTGGCGGTGTCGCCCAGGCGGTCAGTGCCTACGCTCAGACCGTCGATGATCCCGACCGGGCCTTCGAGATCGAGAACGCCACGGTCCCCGCTCTGGAAGCTGCCGCCAAGGCCGCTGCCTGAGCACCGAGACGAGGGCCAGGACCAGCGCGCCCCGGCGCTGGCCTGGCCCTCCCTGCACTAAGGAGACGAAGTGGCTCTGGCAAGAGGGACGATCGAGGCGCACATCAGCAAGCTCATCATCCTCGGTGACGAGATAGACCGGCACGAGCACGCCATCCGGCGAGCCAGCCGGGCACGCAAGGCGCTGATCGCAGAGCTGTACCCGCAGCTCAGCTACC